AGATGTCAATATTACTGTAAAAAATACAAATGATGCAGATTTTATTGTTCCCGATAGCCGCGAGGGATGGGTTAGGCTTTTAAGTAAAGTCCTCGAAGCTTATTTCGTAACGGGTAAATCATTTAGTTATTCTACCGTACTTGTTCGCAGCGCAGGAAAACCAATAGGAGGATTTGGAGGTACAGCAAGTGGTCCTGAGATCTTAGTAGAAGGTCTTGAAAAAATCACGGGAGTAATAAAGAAAAGAGAAGGTAAGAAGCTCCGAAGTCTTGATGTCCTAGACATTGCAAACATTATTGGTTCAGTTGTTGTAGCAGGAAATGTTCGACGTTCCGCAGAAATTGCTTTGGGCGACCCCGACGATTATCTTTATATTAAAGCTAAACGCTGGGATTTAGGAAATATTCCTAATTGGAGAGCTATGAGCAATAACACTATCTACTGTGACAGTTATGACCACATAGCAGAAGGGGTATGGGATGGATATGCTGGGAATGGAGAACCATATGGATTTTTTAATCTGCGTTTAAGTTCTAAATTTGGCAGAACCGGAGAGAAAGCTAAAGAGAACTGCGAAGGAACTAATCCTTGCGGAGAAATTTCCCTAGCTGATAAAGAGTGCTGTAATTTATCAGAACTCTACTTGAACAACATCTCCTCAAAAGAAGAGTTGATTGAATGCTCTACGTTACTTTACAAGACTCAAAAAGCTATTTGTGCTCTTCCCTTTATCCATGAAGACACTAATAAAATTGTTCATAAAAACTTCCGTATTGGACAAGGGGTTACAGGTATTTGCCAAGGACTTGATAATAATAAAATAGAATGGCTTAGTGACTGTTATGAAGCTCTAAAAAAATACGATAAAGAATGGAGTAAAAAACAAGGATGGCCTGAAAGTATTAAACTCACCACTGTAAAACCTAGTGGCACTTTAAGCTTGCTTGCAGGATCTACACCGGGGATTCACCCAGCTTACTCTCAGCACTATATCCGTCGCGTTAGAATGTCTAGCCAAGACGCTCTAGTAGAAACATGTAAAAGTATGGGTTACCATGTAGAATTTGTTAAAAACTTTGACGGAACCCTTAATAGAGATACTGTTATTGTAGAGTTCCCTTGCGAATCGGGAAAAAATGCTAAATTAGCAAAAGATATGAAAGCTGTAGATCAGCTAGATTTGATCAAAAAAATCCAATCAGATTGGTCCGACAATGCTGTATCTTGTACTGTATACTACAAAAAAGAAGAGCTCGGAGAAATAAAAGACTGGCTTGGAAAACATTATAAAAATAATATTAAAAGTGTCTCGTTTTTGCTTCATAATGACCATGGTTTCGACCAAGCTCCTTATGAAGAAATAGATGAGAATACCTACAATAAAATTTCATCTAAAGTAAAAGGAATAAGCTCTTTGCAAATTAGCAAAGGTAATGTTTTGCAAGATCTCGAGTGTGAAGGTGGAGCTTGTCCTATAAGGTAAATTATGGATAAAAAAGACATAAAAATATTTTGCCCTGTTATAGGTTATACAGGAATGGTTCACTCTGATTATATGATGAGTATGATCGATTTACTTTCAGAATTCAGGAAAGAAAATATAAAAGCAGGTTTAAGATCGATATGGTTTGAAAGCCTAATTAGTCGAGGAAGAAACGCTGCGGTAGCGTTTATGCTAAATAAAGATTATACTCATCTACTTTTTATAGATACCGATATACAGTTTTTAGCACAAGATGTTATTAAGTTGATAGATCAAGATACTGATGTAGCTGTAGGAGTTTATCCTAAAAAATATTTTAATGTAAAAAAAATGGAAGCTATGGCTAGTACTGGTAAGTTTCCTCAGGGGTGGATGCATTTAGCCACAGATTTTTCTACTGAAATCAATTATGAAGAACTCGAGAAGGCAAAACATCAAGATGCAGTAGAAGCAAATTATGCAGCCACTGGATTCATGTTGATAAAACGAGAATGTATAGAAAAAATCATAAAAGAAAAACCAGAGCTACATTACAAAAACGATATTGATGGCTATATGGATGCAGGAGATAACTTTTATGATATCTTTCAGTGTAAAGTAAACGAAGAGACTAAAAAATACGAAAGTGAAGATTATGGATTTTGTAGGCTTTGGAAATCTCTTGGAGGAAGTATTAAAGTTGTATCTGATATAAATTTAGGTCATCGAGGTTTTAATACTTACCTAGGAAACTTAAAAGCTCAATCATATTATTACGTTAAATAGTCAAAGGGTTATGAACATATCCGAATTTGAACGTAAAAAACCAATTCAAACTCATAAGATTATTTCCGAGACAAGAAAAAAGTACGAAAATATACTTAAAAATACGATTGTAATGGATGAGATTGATTCAACTAAAGTAATGATGACTGAGGAATTTTTAGAAGATTTGGAAAAAATTTTTCAAAAATTCATTTCTGGTGATTAATAGAGTGTAACACTTAATATATGGCTAGCATAGCAGATCAATTTAAAGGTCTACCAATCGGAACATTAATCGCCGAGCCACTTCTTGGAGCTGCAAAAGCTCAAGGACAATTGGCTCATACAACTGAACAATTCATTAAAGATATCGGACTAGAAGACGATGGTAATGGAAAACTTAAAGCAAGAACAGTAGAATTTGATTATGACGCACCAGTTCAATCAAAAGATGCTAATGGAGCTATAACTACGAGTATTGAACATCGTAAACTTAGAGTCCCGCTTCTTTCAGTTATCCAGACGCCTAACCTAGGGGTAAAAAAAGCTACTGTCGATTTTGACATGGAAGTTAAATCTAGTACTCAGGACACTAGCTCTATTAATACAAAAACTGACCTCGGTGTTAAGTATGATAACTGGTGGTCTCCAGTAAAAGTAAACCTAAATGCTTCTATTTCTACTAAAAGCGAAAACATTCGTAAGACTGATAACTCAGCAAAGTACACAGTTCACGTAGAAGCTCGCGATGACGGAGCGCCTGAAGGTTTAATGAAAGTACTTGACATATTAGGTGCAGCAATACAACCTGTACCAGTAAGTGCTGGAGGTGGAGGAGGATCCTCTTCTGGTGGCACTTCTAACACGTAATGGCTGACGATAAATTACCTTACTCTAGATCAGGCTCATTTAGAGGTGCTCCAGCGTTAAAAACGTTTGATCATCTTATACAGTGTCTCTATAATTCTGTTGTTTATGCTCAGAGATACGTAGAAACTGAACATTTAAAACGGGTTATAGGGACATATTTTGATAGTGACGGTAGACCCATTACTAAAAAAATACTTCTCCCTACGACAGAAGGGGATCAAGAAGTGGAAATCCCACTAATGTCTCTTGCAGGACATAATCACCTTAAAATAGAAAATCTTGAAATGGAGTTTGATGTTGACTTAGGTCAATTTGAAAATTCAGACAATCATCAAAAAAGAAGAATGATTGCTATGATAGGTAGAAAAGACCCTAAGAAAACTCTAGCTAAAGTAAAACTTACTATAAAAAATGGTGACACCCCTGAAGGGATAGCTAGAATTAACGATAAAATTGTAAAAATGATTCCAAATTAATATAATATCAATATGTCAAGCACTTACTTAAAACTAATGTTAGATTCTGCTCGCAGATGTGCAGCAGCGACACAGGACGCCGCAGAAGACGCAAGAAAAGCTTCTGAAGAAGTAAGGCAGGAAGCTCAAGAAATTGATCAAATGGCCCAACAAGCTGCAAACAGAGCCGTAGAAGCTAATGAAAGAGTTCGGGTTCTAGAATCTAAAATGGCTGTAGCTACAGCAGGAGCATCATTAGACTAGTTATGGGAATGTTTGACGATATACATGTCCCTAAGTCTTACTTGAGAAGCTTATTGACAAGAAAACAAGAAAGGGTGATTGAAGGAAATAGTTATCAAACTAAATGTCTTGATAACACACTTTTTCAATACAAAATCTACAAACAAAAACTTTTTTTAAAAAGCGGTCTGCTTAAAGGTAAAACTAAATGGGTTAGGCACGAGCATAGTGGAGATATTATTTTTTATAATTCTTTTGAAGATAAAGACGGAAACTCTTATTGGCTAGAGTTTAAATTCTTTTTTATTAATGGCGTTCTTGACACTAAAGAGTTAGTTAAATTTACTTTAGAATCAACACTTAAGGAAAGACAGGAAGCTAAAGAGAAGCTCCAAAAAAGACTTAAGAAAGTAAAAGTCTTCGAGAGTTCTTTTAAATTTAAAATTTTTAAAGGTTTGGAAAATTTATTTCTGGAGCTGTGTAGTTGGGCTCAGTACCGTACGTCTATGGAGGAAAAAAATGAAAAGGAACAGTTTAAAAAAATAAGCCCCTTTCGATTTGCAATAATTCAAATCTTATTACCAATAGTTATTCTTTTTACTCTTCTTAAAGCGACACTACTTATAAGTGTTAATCCATTGAATGTATTCATTATAGCACCCGTTTTAATTTTTATTATCTTTTTACTTTTAAAATATGGGGTGCTTGATAAAGATGTTTAAGCTTGAGGAGTACTACTAATAATAGCTGTTGTTCCATCTGGAAATCTAGTCCTAGTAACTAAAAATACTGTACCATTAATAGTTTCTTTTTGAGTGAAGTTTCCTACTCTAGTAGAGCTTGCGGGCGTATCATTTTCCTCAACAATATTAAACTCCACGACACTCGCATCTAAAATCATTTCGAACTGACCTACATTTTGGTTCGTACCTCCAGACAAGAGTATGTTTGCCATACCTCTTGATTCTATACCTTCCTTAGGGACAGTAGCTGTAATTTTAGTAGGAGAGTTTATAGTAAATTCTGACTCTAGATTTGATCCACTAGGTATTTGAAAGAAAACCCCCGTGACAGCTCTTAAACCTTCTCCAGTTAATTCTACATTTGACCCAGTAACGCCACGAGAAGGACCATAACCAGTCACATTTACTCTCGTTCCATTGATAACATAAGACTGCGGGAAGAATGAAATTTGTTTTGCGCTAAAATCTGCATTGTCATTATTACCAATGAAAAACTGCCCAGTGCCGATAAAAGAATTATCTAACCTAAAATCAATTTTAGAATATAAAGGTTCCGGTGAGTTAGCACCAATACCAGAACCAGTAGAAATATTTAATATTTCATATTCTTCAATTTGGGTTTGGGATAAACCGTTACCGGTTCCGCTAATTGATATAAAGTTATCCCCACTTCCATAAATATTAGAATTAAAGTTAACACCAGTTACTGAAACCAAATTACCCGTTGTAGATTGGTAAGATGAGTTAAACCCAGTTACTCCAGTAACAACTGGCAATGGATTAAAATCAAAAAGCTCGCCAGCACTAGTGTTACTATTACCTGATATTAAAACGCTTCCATCTACTATACCACTAGGAATCCTTACAGACAAAACCCCTAACCCTCCAGAGACAGCATTTGAGATTATTTCTGGTTCTCTAAAACCTCCTGTCAAATCTGGGAACCTTAAATTCATACCTGTAACATTTTCACCACTAAGATCTAATAATTCACCCGGTAACAAATTAGTATTGAACCCGGAAGATTGTATTAAATTCATTGAAAATGGACTTACAGTTTCTCTGTTTAAAAAGTCTTTTACAATAAAATTACCGCTTTGAGCATTTACCCCAGTTGGTAAAACAAAAGAAAGTTCTTGAGGTGATTTAGATACAAAATTATTTATACCTATTTGTGAATTCATACCTAAACCAGTAAAACTTATACCTGTAACTAAATTTAAAGATTCCCCAGTCAGGGTAATTGTGTTATTTATAGCGAAAACCTGAGCAGACGAATCAAAAGTTTCTGGCCTTTGACCTGTTTGTTGCGGATAGTATCCGCTTAAATCTGGTTTAGCCGGTATTATATTAAGAAGACCAGTACTTGAAACAAATCCTCCGCTAGTATTTATAGAAATCAAATTGGTGCTAGTTTTCTTTGGAATCGTAAATGTTATACCAGTAGTATCAGTTCTAACAAAATCTTCTACAATTTTATCACCTATTTTTACACCACTAGGGTCTAACTCATCAAAAAAACCTGAAACGGTAACGGGTTCTCCCTGCACTCCTGTAGTAAGACTTACCCCGCTTAGAGTGGGAGATTTAAACCCAGTAACACGATAGAGAGAAGTCCCTGCTCTATCATTCTCAACACGTATTCCATACAAATTACCAGTCTCAAAAATATTGGGATAATAAAAAACTATTTCATCATAATTATCAGAATATCCACTTATAGCCAACTGTCTTTGAAAATTTTGATTGGATAAAGCTCCATTTCCACCGTATAAATTAACAGTCGTTCCAGAATAAAAGCCTTCACCATATATGGTTCCAGTGCTACCCGGAGTTATACCGCTTCCACCGGGGGTTATAGTGTGTATCCTAGGTATACTATATACAAAAAATCCAGACTCTATACTAACTCCACCAAAAAAACCGGATACATCTAAATCTAAATACCCCCCTCCTGTAGCAAAACTATTAGTATCAGGAATAGTAGCCATGATACTTTTACCGGGTACCATACCCACTATACTGTTCTCTGCGAATTCTGTTCCGATACCTACATTACCGCCCCTGAAATTTACCCCAGTTATACCAAAAAGGTTATCACCTTCTATTATAACAGATGTTGCTCCTACTCCTGAATTTGGACTTAAACTGGAAACAGTAGGACTACCTATACCCGGTCTAAATAAAACTTCGGAAGGGTATTGCTCAGGGTAATTATCACTAAACAATGAAATTGAATGTCTAGTTATCTCTGCGTCACCTACCGCAACATTACCACCAGAAATACCCATTTTGAGACCAGTAGGAACTATTCCAGTTAATCTATTATAACCTCCTGCGTCAGTAGTAATTTTAAAATTACCAGTCTGATCTCCAATCGCAACCAAACAAGAATCACCATTACCTTCGCCAGTGTAAAATAAACCTGAGTTAAAATTATTACCACTTATAATCATGTTAGTTCCGGTAGTGTTACCTGCCGATATACTAACTACCTCTGCTAAAGGGCTGAAAAAGAATCCACTAGGGGGTTGATGAGATACTCCGCTAGCAAGCAAAAGGTTAACAGGACCTTTAGGCATTCTAAACACATGCCCTCCGACTTGAGTGCCAGTAGGTACTTCTGCTTTCACCCCAGTCGCACCTAGCGATTCAAAATTATTGAAAATAACATCATTGACGCTTACACCAGTAACTCCAGAGAGAGCTTGCCCTCCAATAATGAAATCTTGCCCATTTTTTAATTGACCTGAATTTATTCCTGTAACTACCGGTATAGGTACAAATTTATTAGAGGTTTTTCCACTCGCTAATGAAATATTTCCGTTAGCTCCAGTTCTTAAAGATGAAAATACGGTTATCTCATCATAAGTCGCGCCAGTAGGTACAACAACTTCTATCACGTTATCAGACAGAACACTAAACTGAGATGCTTTACCTATCCCTGTACCGAAATTTACATCAGTTATTCTATAGAAATTTTCTCCTGAGATCTGAATAATATCTCCCGCTGCTCCGCTAACAAAACCCGAAAGAAGACCACTTGTTAAAACCTGACTAGAAGAATCTAATATTATATTTTGCTTACCGAGAGATAGTAAACCCTCGTTTATTTGTATGGAAATTTCGTCAGTTATAGCACCAGCAGGAACCTCGCCAGACAAGCCAGTATTGTTAAGGTAGAATAATTCCTCTACCTCTTCTTCTCCGAAGAATACTCTTTGGGTAAAATTGATATTTTCACCGCTTAAGGTAAAACTTTTTTTTGGATTAAATACTGGCATTTATATATTTCCTCCTATTGTTCCTATACCCACGCAACCTTCTCCTCCATAGCTATCTATTATTGCTCCTACATACACACTTGTATCTTGAGTTGAGGCTTGCGTAACATTTATAGTTTGTTTTATGTAATCTCCTACCGATGAAGCTAAATTTCTACCTCTCATAACTCCAGAACAAGTAAAACTTTCCACTACTGTATTAGCAGTATTTTTTAAATCTACAGAAATTCTTGCCGTATTACCAGAGACTGGTAAATAACCGGTAGGGTTGTCTGTTTCAAAATTCATATTTACATTTTTTGGTCCAAAACTAACTGCACTAGGTTTGGTCTCTCCCATTAAGTAAACTGGTTGAACTTCAGATTGGTAATTATAAGTTCCAGCAACAAAATCCTCTACTGATCCTGATAAAGTTGTATTTTCTATTGGTATATAATGAGCTACAGAAGCATGTCTAAAGTTAAGAACCTCTTTATCAGTAGGGGCTTGTTCGGTGGTGGGTACAAATTGACCATTTAATTGATCAAAGAAAGATATCGAAGCGTTTGCTATCGCAGGAGCATTTGGACTAAAATTAACAGAATACGAGGTTAGGTAACCACTATCAAAATTTAACCCTCCAAAATTACCTGATATTACTTGACTTGATTTAAAGGGTATTTCAGCTTGACCAGTTATAAAAGATTTAAAATAATCAACGCCAGTTAAATAATAATTAAAAGATAAAGTGCCACCAATACCATTAGTTGCTGTAAAACTTTCCGTATGCCGCTGTTTTATGTTATAATTAGGTTGTAAATTTGCCTGAAGAGAAATTTCTGCATTTGAAGCTAGAATTTCATTTCCATTAACCTGTAATTTAGAATTGTTTGCAGTATAAAACACATTAATAAGCAGCGGTTAAAGTTTTCTGAGTCCTAATAATATCGTCTAACCCCACAGATGCAGAAGTATTGATTTGTTTTGCGTCTGTTATCCTAAGTAGCATAGGGTTTGCAGTAGGAGATAGCCCTTTTAATTCCAAATTATAACTGGCGGCTGTTTCATCGTATTTTAAGCCAGAATTAAACAAGTCTTCAGAAACGTTAATACTTTCAGAAGCGTTTGTGTAAAAAGTGGTTACTGGAAACTCTTGGCCAATTTTATAAATAGGATTATGGTTAAAGCTTATTGAATAATCTGCACTATAAATTGTTGCTACTGCAGGGTTTTGTGCCGATGTATCATCATAAAGTTTTGTATTTAAAGTCGATGGCATCGTAGTGTATCTTCCGTGAGCAATACCTGTAGTTACCGAGGTCCCCACAGCTACTCCTGCGCTTACCCCGCTTAATCTACCGCTAACCGGAAGGTCGCTACCCGAACCAAAGAGAGTAAAAGCAGCACTGGAAGAAGAAATACTGTTAGCAGTTGTGTTGAAACTGTAAGAATTTAAAAAACCTACCCCACTAACATTTGCGCATTTAATTATTACCCCACTAGCTTCTGAATCTGTAGAATTTTTAATCGCATCAGCTAAATAGTTTATAATATTACCATTTCTCTCAGAAGTAACACCTATACCCACAATATTTTGAAATTCTCCGGTTATAGTAGTTAAAAAGTTAAAAGAAATATCTCCTACCCTTGCTGCAGAAGGAAACTGACCGATTGGACCCTTTTTACCTACAGAATAGATGGGAGACTGTGAATTATTAAAATTTATACTACAGTCCGTCGCTATCAGAGTTTCTCTAAAGTTAGTACCTAGAGCCTGAATTTCAACCGGAGCCTTATCGTAAAATATTCTTGCCATAACCTTTTTTGATATTACACTATTTTTAGCGCAAAATGAAAGATCTTAAGTTAAAATTGATCCTTGCGTTAGAATCATTGTTAGCGCTAAAGGATTCAGACGTTAATAACATATCATCAAAAGAGTACTTTAATAATATATCGTGACTGTTATTTTTTTTCAAAGTTATTACTGTATTCTTAAAAACAGTTTCGTCAGGTATAAGACGCATATTCTTTATTTCATAGTCGTCTGGTTCTATTTCAAAATTTACATTTACTTCAATAGGAGTCCCAGCAATTACCCCAGTAGGTTCATCATTACCGATTGCATAAATCGGAAGTCTTGGCGTAGCTATATTTACATTAAAAGAATTAACCCTGTTGGTAACAAAAGTGTCTAAATTTATTTCCATTGAGCCATAACTCGTTACATTAAGGCTGGTGGGGGTTTGAGAGGTTTGTTCCCATGAATCAAATTGAGCACCAGTGCCAAAATTACCGTAAATGACTGAACTTGTAGAAGATTGCGGTATCTGCCCAATAGCACAAGTCGCTGAATAAGTCTCTAAATAGCCTTCGGTAAAGTAAAACTTCTTGCTTCCGTGGTCTACTACACCACTAAAAGGCAATGTCCCTGTATAATTCTGCATAGGATCGCGCGATTTATAACTGCTTAACTCACTCGGAACTGGTAAAAAATGAGTTAACAGAGTATTTACCTCCAAAGTAGCCTGTTGTGGGCCTTCTGGATAATACTGTATAGAATTTATACCTAAATTCGACACAGGTCTCGCCACGGAGTTATAAGACGCAGTCAAAGACTGTACCCCTTGTATTCCGCTACCGTTGATTGTGAGCCTTTCAGCTTCCCTTGTTATTCTACCTAACATTACTTTATCTTTATTTTACACTCTTTTTTCAGTGTATTATAATAATAAAGGATTAAGGTAAAATGGCTAACGATAGTATATACAATATTGCGCAACATAACTCTGCTCGAACCTATGTAAAAAATTCCATAGTTTTCATTCAGGAGCTGATAGAAGAGAGTAATGGAGTCCCAAAAAATATCAAATATTATTACGCTTTACAAGACGTACCGTCTAGTACAGCGATTACCAATGCTAGTTACTGGGGAGGTTTTACTCGCACATTAGGAAGTACAAGTATCACCGGAAGTGAAATTTTACCAGAATTTATATGGATTCCATCCTATAATGTAAGTGTAAACAATCAACCCAGTGCAAACCCCATCGTTTTTGGAAACGGTTACGAACAAAGAATACAAAATGGTATTTATAATACGCTGATAAAGATTGATTTATCATTTGATATGCGAAACGATTTAGAAGCTCGATCTATTTTACATTTTCTTCAGGCTAGAAAAGGTACAGAAAGTTTTATAATGAAACATCTCCCATCTATTTATAGTGACGGAAGCTACAAAAAAAGATTTTATTGTGCTAATTTTACTTCAAATTTTGTTTTTCATGATAACCACTCTGTCAAAGCAACATTTATAGAAACTAATAATTAAAATGCCAAATAATTACCCACAAACGCCTGAAGTAGCTCGTAATTCTGTTAAATCCCTAAATGCAGAAATTGCTAATCTTACCCCTTCGGCTTTAGTCACGATGTTTGAGATTGATATTTCTCAACTTGCGTTAGATTCCAATATAAATCTTTCACAAGACGCTGAATCCCAAGGAATTCAACAGGGTCAAGCAGAAGATGGTATATTGAGGTTCCATAATAACATAAAAGTTTTTAATTCTTATATTATATGGCAAGGTAAGACTTACTACCCTGCCCCGATAAAGGCTTCAGGTTTTGAAACCACTACAAAAGGTTCTCTACCTCAACCGTCTCTTTCCATTACAGCAAATTCTGAAAACGGTATCGATCAGATAGCCCTTTTAAAATACGAAATAAGAAAAATAGGAGATATAGTTGGAGCTAAAGTAACAAGAAAAAGAACTTTTGCCAAATATTTAGATACGGTTAATTTTGGAACGAGTAAGCTGGCACGAGTAGGTAAAGAAAGTAATATGTTGCCTGCTGGCTATGAACCTGATCCTTATGCCTATTTGCCAGATGATATTTACTATATCGAAAGAAAACAAACAGAAAACAAAGTAAATTTAGTCTATCAGCTCTCCTCAGTGTTGGATTTAGAGGGAACAAAACTTCCCAAGAGAGTATTGTTGGCAGATAAATGTGTTTGGCAGTATAGAGGTATTGGATGTTGGTACCAGCACCCGGAACAGGGGAGTGAATCTGGAGGAGGAGAATTACAAAACTATGCTACAACCGATACTACTCCTGAAAATGTAGAGATACCTATTTTAAGAAAAGCTAGATTAAAAACTTTAAGAAATGACGGTATAATAAAAGACTCGGATGGAAACAATGTCACAGAGAACTCGTCAAACCGTAAAAAACTCCAAGGGTGCGGAATGCTGCTTAATTCTCCCCCTGTAGCTACTGATTCTGACGATGATATAATTACTGAAGCATTACAAAACCAATCAGTAGACAATTTTTCTTTCGAAAATCTAGGACTTTTTAATAAAGAGTCCTCGGATGGTTACAAAATTGGAAATTATGTATATATAGTAAAAGATTCAGTCAAATATTATTATGTTTGTAAAAAAACGATGAACGCCGGACAAATTGTAGCACCGCCTAGCACTGACTATTGGGTTGCTGATCAATGCTCAAAAAGTTTAACAGGATGTAGATTAAGGTGGGGGGCGCGAAATAGAAAAACTGCTAATAAAGGCGGTTGTCAAATTCAAATCGGACAATTGCCATACGGAGGATTTCCTGCTGCTAAAAAAATAGCAAGAGGAGGGTAAAAAAATGAAACTCACTGAAGATATAAAAAAATCAATAAAATTGCATTCTCTTAAAGAAGCTCCAAAAGAATGCTGTGGTTTAATCGTATCCCGTGATAATTCGAATCAGATTTTCAATTGTCGAAACGTTTCAAATGAACCCACCAAACATTTTTCAATCTGTGCTCTGGATTATGTTAAGGCAAGTGACTCTGGGGATATAAAAGCTGTATATCACTCTCATCCATCTACCAGTGAGAAATTTTCATCCTACGATATGTTGAATAGCAAGGGTCATGATCTGTTTTATATCTTATACAATATTGAAAAAGATATTTTCTCTACATTTGACCCCAAAAAAGAAAAAACATTTATTCATGACAAACCTTTCGTAATGGGTAAAACTGATTGCTATAATTTTGTAACAGAATATTACAAGAGCTTAAATATAAATCTATCAGACTCTCCAAAAACACGAGATGAAGAATGGCAAAGTAAAATGCCTAACCTACCTGAAGAAATAGCTTCAATGAACCCTTCTCTAAGAGAGATTGATGATTTTTCATTGGCAAAGAAACATGACATATTACTTTTTAAAATGATTCCCGGAAAAAAAGCTAATCATGCCGGTGTATACCTAGGGGATAAAAAAATAATTCATCGACCTAGAAATATGTATACGACAATCGAGAACATGTCTGAAAAAATCATAAAAAAAATCTATAAAATTTATCGTAATGAGCAATTTAACTAACATTAAAGTTCATGGCATTTTAGCTGAACAACTAGGAAGAAAAGAATGGAAACTTTCGGTAAACAGTGTTTCTGATGCTATCAGAGGCGTAGAAGCCAACTGTAAGAAGTTTTACAAAACCCTTTGGGAGAATGATAGAAAAAATATAAAATATAGAGTACTGATAAATAAAAAAGATTTTGCAATTGAAGAAGGTAAAGACCCTAACACTTTAGAAGGTCTTTACTCGTCTGAGTTAACGTTAAATAACCCTAATATAAAAACAATCGACATCGTGCCAGTTGTTGAAGGAGCTGGAGGCAACGCAATGGCGATTGTAACAATTATAGTAGGTGTAGCTATGATAGCTATAGGAGCTGGGGTATTACTTCCTATGATGATGAGTAAAGCCATGTCAACTGCCTTAATACTTGGTGGCGTAGGTTTGGTAGCTGCCGGTGTCACAAACCTCCTAACACCTATGCCTAAATTCGGAGATTTTAGAGAAATAGAACAAGGGGGATCAAAATCTTATCTTTTTAACGGTCCCGAAAATACAATTCGAGAAGGGGGTCCGGTATATGTAGCTTACGGAAGATTACTTGTTGGTAGTCATGTTATACAAAGCGCTGTAGATACTCTAGATATAGATGCAGAAGTACAGCCTAAAGACGAATGGGGTAACCCCACTGATGGGCTAAAATATTCTTTTAACCCAAGTATACCTATAAATACAACAAATTGGAACGGAGGAGAGTAATAAAAAATGGGATCTAAGAAAAAACCTAAAAAAGCACGTAATCCAGTAATAGATGTTGCTGCAGTAAGAGTAGACTCAAATTCAGACGGAGTACCAGAGTACGTAACGTCTCGCTCTTACGCTGAAATTGTAGATTTAATTTCAGAAGGGCCTATCGAAGGAATAACTAGCGGTAACTATAGTTATACTAGAAACGACAATGTAACAGGTTATCAAAAAGTAGAATTCACTCATTATACAGCAACAGGCGTAGACCCTAGTAGCGCAACTCAGTCAAAAGAGCTTGGATTTTTAAGGTCAGTTTATTGGAATGAAGTACCTGTTGTGGATAGAAGTGGATTTTATAACTTTTCTTCAGTCAACTTAAATTATGTAAAAGGTAACCCTTCTGGAGATATACCTGAAGCAAATGAAAACCTTCCTACTTTCGGCGCTGTAGGTTCCAACAGAATAATGGACCTCTCCATCAACAGAACGATAGGAGAAAGACTTTATGGACCTGAAATTAAAGGGGCAGACGATTCACCTACTAACACCAAATACGCAACATCAAAATCTCCAATAGATAAATACGCGAAGACTTATAGTATACTTAATAAAGAATGTAATGAAATTATAGTTCGTGTAAAAGTACCATCACTACAAGAAAATTTACAATTCGGCGAAAAAACTTATAAAAAACGACAAGCAGCGACAGGTTATGGAGACACAAAAGCTCGCATTATAGAATATAGTATTTTTTATCAACCTATGTTCAATGATAGGTTCGGGTCAAATAAAACGACAAGTGATACATTCTCCCAATTCTCCACTGAATCTTGGGAGCTTGCTAAAAATGAAATAATAGAAGGTAAGATAGAAGAAGGGTATATTAGATCCACTACTATTGATCTTTCAGACAAAGGATTTCAAGATAAAGATAACTTCGAAGGATGGAGGATTAGGATCGTAAGAACGACCCCGGAATCTATTACTTCCTTTTTAAGAAACCAATCTTTTGTAGATTCTATTGTTGAAGTTTATGGAACAAAATTAAGATACCCTTACTCATCCATGGTCTATTCTTTATTTGATGCAAGATCTTTTCAAAGAATACCTTCCAGAGCATATGATGCGAGATTACTAAAAGTAAAAGTCCCCAATAACTATAACCCATTATTAAAAAGTTATGGAGACAGTTCTGAGTCCATGGCAACTAAAGTTCAGGGGATAGCAGTAGGAGCAGCTACAAACTCAACCACAAGCACTAACGGCGCTACTTGGACAAGGGTCAGTGAAGACGCTACTGTAGAATGGGACGGTAATTTTGCTGAAGATTTGATTTGGACAGATAATCCCGCTTGGTGTTTTTATGATTTGATTACTAACCCTAGGTATGGGTTAGGAGAATTTGTAGATGCATCTCAAATAGATAAATGGGCACTCTATGATGTAGCAAAGTACTGTGATGAACTTGTAGATGACACTTATGGAGGGTTTGAACCGCGCTTTACAATTAACTATATAATTACATCCCGAGAAGAAGCTTTTAAAGTTCTTAATGATTTATCTTCTATTTTTAGAGGTATAGCGTACTACAGTAATGGTAGTATTTTTTCATCTCAAGACAAACTCAAATCTGCTATTTACAGTTTTAATAATTCAAATGTCCTCGATGGTAATTTTACCTATTCTAGCTCGGCAAAGAAAGCCCGTCATACTGTAGCTATTGTAAGATACAACGATAAAAGAAATAGCTACCAACCTGCCGTGGAATACATGGAGGATGAAGAGTATGTAAAAAGGTATGGGATTAGAGAATTGGAAACGACAGCTCTTGGGTGTACCAGTAGAGGACAAGCAAGGAGATTTGCAAAATGGATTTTAGCCAGTGAGTCTGAAGAAACAGAAACATCTAGTTTTAGTGTTGGCATGGATGGGGCTTATTTGAGACCCGGTGATGTAATTAGTATTTATGATAACTATAGAAATCCATTAAAATATAGCGGCAGGACTAATGCTGTAGTAAAAGGCGGGACAGATGTTACGTTTGTTAATAGGCTAACTGAAGCTGCATTAACAGCTAGTCAAAGAGGTTATGTTAATAGTATTATCATAGATCAAGCTCTTAACTTCAAACAGAACAAAAAATATAAATTCTCATTACTAACCCCTACATACGATTACAATCAGGAAGATGTAAGCAGTAGCGTTGACATAGATGAGGGCGTTAGAAGAACTCAGATTCAAAATCTCGCTTTTAACGGATCTGATGTAATAAACATCACAGGAGAACCGGGAGCTTTTAGGTCAGATTTAAATTATGAAGGGTCTGGAGTTTGTACCAAAATTTACTTTAATAGCGGAATGAGAGTCGAAGATACCGCTGGAGCAACCAAGGGAAATGTGGGGTCTCCTTACACTGGCAATCAGCTCAATTTTCAAGATTATGTTATTACGGGATACTCAAAATACATGGCAAGTGTCGGAATGGGATCTGCCGTACCGTATTCTGGTAACTATTACTCAGGACAAAATCTTATTTGGAGCGTGGAACCTTTATTCGACAATGACCCTGAATTTATAAATAATAATGAATCTGCATATAGAATTATAAATATTGCCGAAGATGAAGACTCTACTTACTCTATCTCAGCTTTAGCTTACTCTACCGGAAAATATGAATCAGTAGATTCGGTAGGATCTTCATATACAAAAGATAACGTACTTGATCTATTCTTCCCGGTGAAAAATAACGCTGCAAACTCTTCCAATAGAGACGAATGGATTAATAGTTATCCTGATCAAACGCCCCCAACACCTGAAAACAGTGCAGGTAAAAGAAATTCAGATATACTAGATGTCATATTAGATACCCCAAGTATTCCGGGTACATACCCAGACAAAGGGCAAAATTTAGTCACTTTAAAATCTGAATTTTCTGTAGCTGGATTTAAAAATAATCTAAATATAGCTGATGACGGTAAGAGTGTTGGTATAAATTATGGAGAGAGTAATAATATAAATAATATTAGTTATTCTTTTATGATTGCAGCCACAGGAAATCCTCAGATAACTACTAATTGGAATGGTTCAGCTAAAGACGGTCGAATAACCCCAGTTGAAGGTGTTACATATATAGTCGATAAAGGATCCTATGACGCTGTAAAACAAAATGAGGTTAAATTAATAACCCCTGAAAATACTAAATTTTTCAATAATATAGAAGGTCAGCAAAAATCAAAAATTCAAATTGAGAATTTAATAAGTGAAAATGGCGACTATTATGTTATAGTATACCCAATTTCGAATGTTGGAGTGATAGGTCATGGTCTTTTTAGAAAAATAACAGTTAGTACTGATAAATTTACAGCCCCGGTTCAGACTTTTTCAATTAGTAATTTAACTACTCGAGGTTCTGATGGTTTTCCTATTCAGTCTACTGCAAGTGATGTAAGAGGTTACTCGTTAGATAATACCAATCCTACGTTTGAGTGGCAGGTAAGCTCTCAAAAAGGTATTTTTAACATGAGCGAAGAAGAGCAGGCCGGAAATATAGGAAATGATGGCAACTTAGGCTTCGGAAGATACGAACTAAATTTTGATGTCGTTCAAAATATAGATTATCGAGTCACGATTAGAAGACCTTCTAATGTTGAAGGTCTTGGTGTGACAAGTACTTCGGCGAATGTTCCTGATGGTCATATATATTTTGAGTTTACAGGATATACGTCGCCTTCAACTAAACCTACTTTTCTTTTCGGCGAAGAGATTAACAATCCGGATTTAATTGATGATTTAAAGAGCGCGAGTTATACGAGCACTAATCTAAACGCTAGAGGATTCAGCAAATATGAAGGTACTAGCCAATCATCTACCTTTTATAAAGCCACACCTAGTGGAATGGTGATAAGGGAGTCTGAAGAATTACCTTTAAGACAGTTTGACATAGTTATAGAAACACAAGACGAGCAAGGGGAAACGAGTGCTGGAAATCAAGTTTATTACAACACTGTACCAATCCTAAATACCGATGGAACTATAAAAAGCCCTCCATCAGAAGAATCTTGGAATCCAGATGGCTTCAATTCAACTTATGATATTCTAGGCGTAAAAATAGATTCTCCTAGTGGTATATTTTTCTCTCAGTCTAGTAGTGAGAAAGGACAAGATAATGAATACTTTACGATGGATGAGGTAGCTAAACTCAATTACCCTTACAAGGCTTCGATGAAGTTACTTACTGAAGGGACTATAGATGTTACTTTTGAAGCTGTAGAAGCACTAGATGGTCAGCGAACTTTAACAGATCAAGAGTTGGATCGATTTTTTAATGATGTAGAGGGTGTTGTATATTACTATACCACTGGAGACAACAGTAGAAACGATAACGATCAGTATTTAAATCCTGCTCCAGAATTTAAGCTAAGTATTAATACTCAGGACAAGCATGGAGCGTATAACATTAAATCAAATCAAAATATAAACAACAATAGAAGTAGTAGTGTTGATGCGGTAGATGGTAACGGTTTTGCTTTTGACAAAGTCGTTCTTTTAGATGCAGGATATGCAAATCATCAAAAATTTATGCCAGACGGTACCGCGAAAGATCCTTATGTAAAACCTAGGGTTCACAGAGGTTATCATGTATTCAGCGCTAATGAAGGTATAGATGGATTTAAAATTCCATTTTCGATGATTAATAATCCTGAAGTTACTAATATAAATATAGCCATTGCACTTTTTGATAGTTTATCTTTACGTAGAGCTTTTATTACAGATGAAAATGATAGTCCTAAGTATGATGTCTCTACAACAAATCAAGAGTCTCCAAGAATATTCAGCGATCATACGTTGAACTTCTCCACCTTACCTAATAGAGAGGTAGAGTATAATTTCTCAAACCCATTTAGGACTATAGATGGTACAGATGGTACACCGTTTTTAGAGCCTTTAGGAACCTCTTTTAGGTTGAGAGAGTTTAGTGCTGTCTCAGCGGCCTTTAAATCAATGACATTTGCTTGTTGGGCAGAGTTAGTGGTCGCTCATAATAAAGAGCAAGCTCAAACAGCTCTAGACATAACAAATCGCACTACTGGTGACCAGCCAGACGACATAGGTATGAGCGTATTCCGTGCTAGCGGAAGCAGGTATAAATCATTGATAATTAACACTTCCGAAACTAATGATAAAAATCTTTGCAAATCTATAGTTAAAGGTGATTTGGTAGATATAAATAACATTCAAGTATGGGTTGGTAATACACAGACTGCAGGGGGCTGGAGAGAGAGAAACTTTTATATTCAAATTAAGTTTAATAGACCTTTAAACAAAAATAAGTATACAGTTTTTGTAGACACAGGTTCCCCCGGTGGTATTGCAGGGGGTAGAGACGGAACAGCAGTTATAAATTCTGACAATATTGTCAAATATAATGACGCAGCTTTCCTTGTATTTAAACAAGACCCCATATTTAAGTCATACGAGGAATGGAGGCATATAGTAAATGCCGGAGGTATAAAATTTAAATTTGGTATTCTTGTTGATTTAGAGTAAAATTAATATATGAAGCCCGAAGTTTTCGAAGCGTCAATAAAAAAAGACACAAATAGACTATATCTTAGCAGCGAAAGAAAAGTCGTTTGTAAAAACGGAGCTTTTTTAAGTATAGGCGATAATGAAATATATTACCAAGCGGAAAATTTTGAATCTATCAATATCAAAAGAAAATTTGAAGGTTCAGGAAAATCATTAAAAGTAAAAGGAGATTTTAGTTTTCGTCTTACTGCTGGGGATAAATTAGATATTGATTTTGAAGAATATGAAGCTATTGAAGTCTCAAACATAAAACAAGAGAATAAATTTAAATACAGCTACGGAGATAAAATATATGCTCAGGGAGGAACGGCTTCAAGCAGCAGCAAAAACTTAACTGGCGAATATACTGAATTCACTGTAAAAAAAGTAGACCCTAAAGGTAGGATTTTGGAAATGTCCATTTCTGCTCCCGGTAAATATATTGAGCCGCCCTCCAATCCAGTTCAGATCATGAATGAAGAAGGGCACTTCATAACTGCAGATATTGAATTTGATCAATCAGAAACTCAATCTGTCCTTGAAAGAAATATAATGAGTGTCCAGATTGTAGATGGATATACTGAGATAGAACTACTTTATTCGCTGCCTAATAGAGTCAGAAATGGAAATATCTATTTATCAAAACAGGTAATCATTTTAAATAAAGACTATAATCACTCCTCTATAGAAAACGTGATGTGTGAAATGACTTTTGATTTTTCTCCTATCGCTAAAATACCTATATTACCTCATGATTCCATCAACCCTCATGCGATGTACAACGAGGGTATTAAAATGATAGAGCTTAAATTTATCGAGCTCGAAAAAAGAATCTCCAATCTAGAGAATAGAAATTATTAACTCTGGGAATGTAACAAGCCTCCCGGTCTTTGCTGTTTTATAAGCTCATCGAGTACAACACTTTGAAGAGCTTTTCCTAGATCTGCATTGTTCTGAACGTCTTCACTTTCTTCTCTCGCTGACTCTGAACCACTCTGGGAACCGGCAGTGGCACTAGCTTCTGCTTTTCCACTTTTATCGATGTTAACATTAATCTTAACATTATTGGTCATGTTACCACTCATGACTGATCCTGAACCGCCGGTAGCTACCCCGCCAGTTTGGTTACCAACTAAACCGCCAGAAGCGTAACGAGGAACATTTCCGCGATTAAGTTCTGTCATGAAATCTACACCGTGAGTACGGACTGCTTGAGGGCTCATGACATATTCGCCGCCCATAACTTTAGCTAAACCTCCATTAGCGTTATTACCTCCCACCAAAGATTCATAAGCGCTCCGAGAGTTGTCAAAACCACCACCAGCGCCGACTCCTCCTACTAATTTTTCGTATGCGTCTTTAGAATTGTCAAACCCCTCTGGACTAACGCCTGATGCTGCTCCCCCAGCAGTACCAGCTCCACCTCCAAAAAGTTTAGCTCCACCAATCAACATGGCGGCATTCATGTAAGCTCCAATTAGTCGAGATTTTTTCTGATCTTTAACAGCTTGCGTTTGAGCTCTTCTACTTGCTTTTTCTCCAGCTATATAGTTTTGATAATTAGCAATTCTCTGCTCCTTATCAAACATTCTTGATGTCTGAGGATCGCCTTCATCAAGTCTTCCCATTAGTGATAAAGCACTGCTTACTTCAAATCTTCCTTCAGTAGGTCTTGCTCTTTCACTTACTAATCTTCCAGTCTCTGGGTCTCTTCTATAATATACAAAACCTTTGGACAATGAAACGTTAGCTGAAGTTCCGCCACCTGAAGCTCTATCAATCTGACCACCATCAGGATCTGCTCCACCTAGATAACCTAGACTACCTCTTCCCATTCCATAGTTTCTGGAAGGTAAAGGTTTGTCAGGACGATCTTGCATCGCTGCGCCGAGTATCCCAGTTGCTGCGCCACTTACTCCTGCTACAAGACCCATGGTACCCATACTAGGCCCTGTAGAGCCGCCATTTGCATAGCCATTTATTGCATTTAGTTTGCCTATTCCGATTCTGTTGACAGCAGATTTTTTAATAACAAATTCTCCGCCTTGCATTTTAGTCAATACGTCATCTTTGTAGCCAGATCCACCTGTTACTAATCCTCCAGCAGCATAACCGGGAACATATCCACCTTTAGCAAAATTTCCCGGAGAATTATTTCCAAACATTTTTGAAAACATCATGTTCGTAAATATTTGGGTGGACATTTGGTTTATCGAGCTCAGAATACTTTGAGCCATGTTAGCTAAAGCTCCTTGTACGGTTGTAGCGCCGCTTGATATGGATTGAAAAGCATCGGCAAAAGATGATTTCATTGTGCCTGCTACATCTTTAACACCATCTCTAAAATCACCAAAAGCGTCTACGTCACTATAAGACATTTCATTTTTAAATGTTTGACCCATAACACCGCCAAAATTAACTGATCTTACTCCACCCGCAGCTATTTGAGCGTTTACACTAGCTTCATAAGCGCTACCGACTCCTCGTGCTCCTAACTGACCTGAAGCGGCTAATCTTTTTGCTTCTTGAAACTCTGCTGACGCAACATCAGCTTGTATTTCGCGCAGTTCTTGACGCCGAACTGTATTGATTGTGCGTTGTAATTTTAGTAATTCTAATTGTACTTGATAGTTTTTCTCTGCTAGAGCTTTTGCATTGATTTCTGTCTCTGAAGATGCATCTGTAGCTTTCTGATGTTTTTCGTAAGCTTTAGTTAGGGTCTCTAGTATTGGCGGTAAATTTTCTGAAGCTAAAAAAGTTTTAAGACCCTCTTCAGTACTAGATTGAAAGACTCTATCGGACAAATCCAACCCTTTAACGGAAGCTAACTGCTCTAATAAATCATCTGTCACAGATTTTCCATCTACTCCAGTGCTTATGCTTTCCCTAGCTTGAGTAAAAATATCCAAAGCTCGTTTAGCTTCAGGAGCTCCCAACGTTTGGCCTTCAATAAATTTTACTACATCAAGATCTTTTAACCCGGATTTAATATCTATCTCTAAAGTTTTCGCAGCTGCCTCCGTAGCATCTTCACTAATTTTTGCTGCTCTTTCGACAGCTATATCTCTACTAACTCCAACTGCGCCGGCTTGCGTCATCGTAGCTCCAGCTCTTCCAGTTCTTAAATTACCCTCTATCCCAAGTATTGCGAGTTCTTGAGCTGAAGATCTTTTAAATGTATCTAATTGTCTTTGAAGTTGAAACACGCTATCTCTGTACTCTGCTTGAGCCTTCATGGCTTCATAGATCACATTTGTGTATTCGGACTGAGCTAGGCTTTCTTTACCTTTTTGGTCATTTATTTGTTTTTGACGCTTCGCTTCTTCTTCTTGAACTTTTGATAATATTTCTCCATTCGTATAGAGAGTTATAATTCTATTATTAAACTCAGTTAAAGCTGCGTTTCTTTTTTCAAGCCCCCCTTCCTCTTTAACTATTTCTTGTAGCCCCTTTTCTACAGGGTTCCTAAATTCTTTATAAGCTTTTTCTGACATACCCATAGCAGCCGCTGCTGAAGCTGTACTAGTTCCCAAATTAGCAGATTGTGCAGCGTAAGGAATATTCCCCCTTTTTACTACATCTCTTATAACTCCCTCTGGAGAATATTTGGTGCCCTCTAATTTAGATATAAGTTCATCAGCTGCAGTTTTTCCAGCTCCCGATTCCAAACCTAAAACTGTTTTCAGATTCCCTTCACCTCCGTAATATATATCGTCTATCCCACCGCCTCCGACTGACTGCTGGCGCACCATGCCTTTAAAATTCGAAATGTTTGCAACATTTTGAAAAGCTTGGACTTTTTCTCCCTGTTCTGTAAAAGCGGAACTAACCTGACCAAAATTACCTTTATCAGCCTTTAGTAAATCTTTATACTCTTTAGATCCTATCATGCTTGGAAAAGCCTTGGACAAATCCCCAATTACCTGTTCTTTACGGGTTACAAACTCAGCCGCTGATAAACTTTCAGCGACTTCACCAAAAGCCACAGCAGATTCTTTAGCTGTATTGTTAGCTTCTTTCTGAGCTGCAATTTGTTCTTTTAATTTTTCCGAAGCGTCTTCACTGGTAGAACTTAAAGCAGTAACTACTTCAGATAAGATACCAACCCCACCCATGGCGAGCACCCCCGGAAGACCTCCTCCTATCCCTGTTAATGCTGATCCTGCTACACGACCTACTGGATTATCGAATGTCCCCATTAGCGTGGTTCCTGCTCCCATACCAGCAAAACCAAGTCCCATACCGCCACCTTGAAGTTTTTCATTGACACTACCGTATATCCCCCTTGCCCTGTTACCAATTCCACCTCCTTTTGTTGCTGGTTTAGAAAATTTACTTGCCGAATTAATTACCCTTCCAAAAGCATCTCTTAAGACTGGGTTAAAATTAGGCACAAATCCTTCTGCCGCTCCATGACTTTTAGGATTAATCCCCATCGACCTAGATCTACTAATCCCCTGATTTAAACCTCTTGGTTCATCTATTGTATTATAAACACCTAAACCAGAAGGGTTTCCAGAAGAACGTAAAGCAGGACTAGATCCTACTCTAATTTTTGAAGCTGGGACTCCTGCCTGTCTTTCTCTGGAAATGGAAGAGCTCAAAGGGCTAAAGTTAGGAACATAACCAAGAGCTTTTAGTTTTCTACCTCCCATTTGACTAGATATTGCTGCCATACCCATATCTCGTGTTACAGGATCATTGAAATATTTTTTTGGCATTTCTCCAGAACCAGCAGACGAAAGTCTTCTTTTCGCATCTATACGAAGAATTGGCTCACCAAATATTTTTGACATCGCAACAGAAGGTTTAGCGCCTGCCTCGAAATCGAAAGCTGCACCGGGAATTGCTACTGCAGCTTTCATAGCCATCCTCATAGATTCTTCAAACACCTCTCCTTGTAAGGATTTACTAAGATGCCCCATCCTTCCCGGATTGCCCTCTATACCGAGTTGGGACATTATATTTTTTGACAGAGTACCTATTCCTGACTTCAGGTTAGTGCTTAAAGTTGATTCAAAATGCTTTTCAGCTCTGTCCTCGCTACTACCTGAAAGAAAACTTCTTACCCTTACTCCTTTTAAATTAATCTTAGCGTTTTCTTTTGTTAAAATTTTTCCTAAAGGTGTTTTAGATAGACCTGATAATGAACTTGCATTTGCGGAAAAATCTTTTTTCTGATCCATCCCAGATGCGCCAAAACCTAACAGAACCCCAATATTACTGGCGGGAATATCGTATCTTTTATTTAAACGACTCCCTGCTCTAGATTTTCTAATAGTCCCAGCTCTAAGTAGATCTTTACTGAGACGAGGGGCAAAATTAGGGATAAATCCTTCAGCAGCATAAGGGTTAAATCCATGTGCAGCGCCGAAAGCTGACTTATATCCTGCTCCAGCGGGACTATTTTTTGGAGGCATGATTGCCTTTTGACTCATGCCGGGAAATTGTTTAACAGTTTCCGCAGAGTTGTACATCATGGTGCCAGCACCGGGCTGACTCATCGTTTTGATTGCTCCAGCAGTATATCCTCCCGCCGCTGCCGCCGCTCTTTCTCCATTAGCATCAGCAAAATTCGGTACAAACCCAGAGGCTCTACCCATACCCCTACTAAAAGCTCTACCGCTAGAACCAACACGAGTTCCCCTTTGGTACAAGGAACCTGCTACAGCTCCTCCATACCCTTTTAGCGCGGCTCTTTCAGCTTGCTGCTGCTTTATTGTAGCAAGTATTTGTCTTTCAACATCGAGAACACTTAATGTTCCCATTTTAACTTTTTGTAATAGGGCAGGTTCACTGGCTAAAGTGTTTACAACAATTTGCTCTAACGCCGCTCTCTGTTTAACAGCGGTATTTATACCCATTATATCTTTAAAAGCTGTAGTAGCAAATTTACCCAAACTTAAGGCTAATTTACCAAACACTGCAGTAGCTATAATTAAACCGGGACCACCTATAAATTTACCTATGCCTTTAACTAAATTTTTACCTATTCCTTCGCCAAAACTCTCAAACTTACCGCCTTCACTAAAAGCTTCTATAGTAGAATTTACAGTGTTTAAAACATTACTAATAGCAGGGCCAAAAATATTCCCTCCCAAAGCTGACCCAGCTTGAACTAGGTTAGCCATGGTTTTATTAACTAAAGAGTCTAATGTTTGATTAAGTTTTTCATTTTTGCGATAAGCTTCGTCAGTAGCAGTATTTGCTGCTCTTAAAGCCCCAGCATAAGCAGAGTTTTGTTGGGACAAGTCAGCCAATGCAGATTTTAAAATATTAACCTGAAATACTCCTGCAACACTTTCTGCTGTAGAGGCTTGTTGAGATTTAGTTAGGCTATTAAAATTATTAGCTAAGTTTTGCAGGACTTGAATACCAGACAACATTTCTCCATTCATGTTTCGGGTAGCAACACCTATATTTTCTAATTTCTGTTGGACCTCGGAACGCTGAATACGGGTAAATATAGTTTTAAATGCGTTACCAATAACTGCACCACCACGAGCAGTCCTTTGCTGAACGGCTGTGGTTATAGCCATCAACTCATTCATACTTACTCCTGCTGATTGAGCAGAAGCTCCAACTCGAGAAATTGATTTGGCTAAGTCTTCAGAGCTTACAGCAAATTGAGCATCAACCTTTGCCATCCTGTTAACAACTTGAGCAGAGGTTGCTCCTTCTTTACTAAATGAGTTTACAGCAGCAGTAAGGGACTTCACAGCATCTGCTGCGTTCATTCCTGTAAGTCGAGTCAGGATAAGAGCATCTTTGGTTCTAGCTAGGGTTTTTTCCATCCCCAAACCTTGACGAGCTAATTCAGTAGAAGCTTCTGCAACTGTAGAAAATCCTTGAGCAGTATCTTTGGCAACCTTGAACATTCCTTTGCCGAATTGTTCAAGCTGTTTGTTAGAAACATTCATGACGACATTTACGTCAGCCATGGCTTTTTCCACCTGAATGGTAGTTTTAACCATAGCTCGCAAAGCTCTGTCAACATTCATGATCAATCCTGCTGAAGCGCCGAAAGCTATAACACGAGCATTGGAAGCTTCTAGGGATTTGCTGAATTCGTCTGCGCGAACTGTAGCTTTGGACAGACCGGTGCCGAGGGCTCTAACTTTATTACCCGCACCACCACCAGCGCCAGAGAAAGCTTGTCCCATGGTTTTACCCATTTTACTTAGCTCACGATTCATCTGCTTAATCGTGGCTTCCGCTTTCTTAGCGTTTAATAATAAATCGACTTCTATTTGATCCCTAGCCATATTCCTAAGGAATATTACACTATTTTTTCACTACATGCCGTGAAGTTTCATCATATCTTCCATATTAAGTCTTCCGCCTTTTTCTGCAGCTTTTTTGGCTAGGTTTACAGTCTCGTCAGGATTGTCTAATCCAAGGCGTTTTAAGTCGTCTTTTGTAGCACCAACCAAAGATGTAGCACTACCGTCTTGGCCTGCGTTTTTGGACTTTTCAAGGGTTTCTCTGGCGCTTTTCGTTGAACTAAACCATTCAACAATTTTTTCAGGATCTTGTCTTATATCATCTGGAACTTTACTCTCAGAATTCTCCATTAAGCTCTTGTAGTACCTTGCGTAACCAAAAAGCTCTATTTGATAAAAAGTTAGTTCAACCAAAGGTTTTCCAAAGAAAATATGAGCATTATCCTCACAAAGATAAAATAAATTGGTAAAAAAACCGGAAAGGGATATTTTTTTAAGGCTTTCGGAGTTAAATTTTTTAGTACTTTTATTATAGATACCTATTAAATCAATTAGAGTGCTCTCATCAAGATCTTCAAAATCTTCCTCACTAAATAACTTTTCGCCACCCTCGCTCAGGATAGCATTAAACATGTAATGTTCATTAATCCTACGGGAAGCGTAGTTTTCGGCGGAAAATCCTATTAACTCTTCTTTTTTTGCCTCTAACTTAATAAGTTTTAACTGCTCACCTTTTATTTGCTCATTAAGCTGATCGATATGAGACTGCAGGAAAACTTTACCTTTAGAGTTTCTAAGCCCTGCCAACATACTTCTAGACTGTAAAATTTCTTTATTTTCTTTCTCAGTCCAAATATTTTCTTCTAATAGATATTTTATTCGATCATCACGAGTCGGCAGACCTTGATTTACAGCTTTATCAAGGAATAGCTTGTTTTTTATATCTAACTCCGCAGAATCGAAATTAGTAAAATGCTTTACCCGAATCTTTCCATAATCATGAGAATCGACTAAGGTAAAACCTCTTAATATCTCAGAGAAAACAACCTTTAAACTTGCATCTTCCACATCTTAAGACTCATTTTTTTTCGCTTCCTCTTCGGCAGCTTTACTTTCTTCTTCATCAATCTTAAGAGCCATATCAATCATTTCTTGGAACTCCTGTTGGCTATTAGGTCTTCCTACAAACCAGAAACTTACATAGTAAGCTACTTTTCTAGCTACAACAAGTTCATGAAGGTCTTCTCCTTCGTCAATTTCATCGTATTTATCTAGTCTTTCATCAAATGAACCTGTGCCAAAAAATGGGGTTTCAGTACCATCTTTCTCCGAATAAGCCAAATGAAGCATCCACCAGAGAATGACTTTATTTCGAGCTCGGCTTTCGGCAGTTTCTTCATAAAGACCATCTTCTTTCAACTGTAGATCCCTGAGAGCTCTTCGAGCTGGTTTCATTTCTTCGCCGATTTCTTTAAGTTTTTTCTTTTGAGCGGCAGATCTTTTCTTTTCCTCTACTTCAAGAATTTTAGTCTGCTCCTTATGCAGTTTTTCTAATGTAGCTAGAGCTTCTTTGTATTGTTCGTCCTGTTTGTCATTACGAATACCCCCATCATTATCGAATCTTTTTTCGAGAAGGGCTTTTGTCAGCAGTCCTGCTTTTATTCCCTCGGCAAGTCTGACACCATAATATAGTTCGGCGTCATCAGTCATAGCGCGACTAGGTCGTCGCAAGAAATATTTATGCGGGACGCTTTTCTTTACATCTTTTGAAGTTTTTACCTCAGTCCCGTCTTTCTTTTTTTCTACGGTTTCTTCTTTTACAACTTCTTCCCTATCAACGGTAAATTCGTATATACGTTTCATTTTTTATTATTATTGTTATATTCTATAAATTTGTCGAAATAATCCTCTAGTTCACGAATAGTATCGTTACCTAAATCGAGAATTCTTTTTCTTATTTTTTGGTGACGGTCTTCTGGAATTTTTATTCCATCGCTTTCGAGGTCTTCTAAGATGAAGAAAAACTGTTTGTAAAGATTGGTAATTTTACGTTTTGTTTGAAACGCAAAAAAATTATTAATAATATCCTTTTCCGGACCTTCTTCCTTAGACATACCTTATACCTTGTACTTTATATCATATAGGAAAGAGTTATAAAAGTATAAAAAAAAACGACCCCCGCTACGCAGAGGTCGTTTTGTTAGACTTAATTTAAATTCTAAGCACTGTTAAAACCACTCATGAATATCCCATGATCGAATTGGTCAGGACCACCAACCTGAGAACTGAAATCTAAAGTAACGGTCTTGTTAGATCCGATATCTGAAGAAAACGACTGACTATCAAGTTTTAAACCTTTTAAAATGTAATTACAAACTACATTTTTAACAGCTCCCGGCGCGCATTCTGGCTCTTTTAAGCTAATTTTTGCATCAAACTTATGGTCACAATTAATGATATCAGCTAAAGATCCAGTGGTTAAATCAGAAAGAACTGCGTCTACACTCAAACTAACATTAACAGGAAAATCAATAGACCTTGCAAAAGCAAACCTATTTCCTAGTTTTTGAATTGGTGATCGACTTAGATCAAAACTAATGTTATAACTTTGAATATGAGAGTCATCTATACTTGTACCTGCATAATCGGGGCTATCCATGTTGTTACCCGCAGAAGTACTTTTCCATAAAGTGGTAGCAGTATTATTAGTTGCAGTTTGTTTTGCTAACGTTAAAGTAATATCACCGGGGCGTAATGTAGTAATCTCGTTCCCCACGGTTGCATTCACGTTTGTTTTGGGTACTGGAAGTTCGATAGGCAAAGCAATTTTTTCACCATCTGTAGCGTTTACAGCAGGGTTTTCTCCAGAAATTCTCAAAGTGTTTCGACTACCATCTAAAACTTGACCAGCTCCAGTAACGTTGCCTCCAGTTGGCGCATAGGGCAAATTTACAAAGTTCATATTCTGCCCTTCGACACTGACAGAAACAGTAGGTAATCCACCAACAGCTCCTTCTGATGAATAAGAACTAAGAAACGCATTTCCTATACCGATTATACTAGAACCATATGAAAAATCTCCTGTGGTAGTATTATCATTAGCATCCTTACCTTCTTTTGTGGTAAGCATATAATAATCTTTTTGATAATCGTTAGTGGAACTATCAATGATATTTTCAATACAAGAAGCAAAAGTCGGGGTTACCCCGTCTCCACTTGCTGTTACGCTAAAACCTAATCGAGCTTCATTACTAAAATTCGCTAGGTAATAGCTCGTATCGAAAGAGACCGTCGGACTTTCCGTAATGATCTGATCAATCGCAGCTAGATTGCCAAATTGGTTAACATCTTGACGAGCTACTGAAAATGAATAGTTAGCACTTTGTACTCTACTCAATTGTTTAATAGCTCCGGCTCCCCTTTGCTCTGCGTCAAAGGCGACGTTCTGACTGCAGTAAACTGCTTCACTTTGATAAATTACTCTTGTTCTTGCCATTTTATTAATCCTTTAAATTTTTTTAATTAGTTCCACTTGTTGTTAGTACATCGGGGTTATGATAACCACTCATAAATATACCTTTATTTTTTTGTGTTGGCCCTCCAATTTGAGTTGAAAAGTCCAAAGTAACGGTTTTGTTTGACCCTATATCAGAAGAATAAGACTCACTGTCCAGCTTCAGGCCTTTAACAATATAATTACAAACAATTGGTTTAGGGTCAGTTTCACACCCCGGGTCCCTCATGGTAACTCTAGCGTCAAAAGAATGATCACAATCAATAATATCAGCTAAAGATCCAGTTGTAAGATCTGAAACAATAGCGTCTACGCTTAAACTCACATTAACAGGGAAATCCACTGGTCGGGCAAATGCATATTTAACCCCCAGTTTTTGAATAGGGCTTCTGGATAAATCAAACCCAATAGTATAACTTTGGATGTGAGCATCAGCTATACTAGCACCTGCATAATCAGGAGAATCCATACGGTTAGTTGGTTCAGAAGTATTTTCTCCAGTCGCCGCAAAAGTTATTGCATTACCAGTTTGTTTTGCCAGCGTTAACGTAATATCACCGGGACGTAAAGTTGATATGTTCCCCATGAGCTTACCCGAAGCGTTACCGGTTGGAATGGGTAAGCATACTGGGTCACCATATTTTGTGCCGTTTACAGGATTAACAGCAGGGGATTCCCCAGAGAGACCTATTAAAGAAGAACTTGCTAAAGCTGCCAGAGAGTTACCTCTAGCGGAGCCTGAAGTTCTGTATCCTTGACCTGCTCCGTGACCCGGTCCTAAGCCTGTTGTATAGGGCAAGTTAACAAAATTCATATTCTGACCTTCTACGCTAATTGATACGGTAGGCATACCCCCAACAGCTCCTTCGGTAGAGTAAGAAGATAAAAATCCATTACCGACACCAATAATACTTTCGTAATTCCCAGAATTAGCCAAAGGAACACCGGTAGGACTATTAATGTTAGCATCCTTACCTTCTTTAGCAGTTAGAATAAAATAATTTTTCTGATAAGCGGTTGTAGTACTGTCTATTAAATTGGTAATAGCAGACTGGTATATACCGCTAGCGTCTACTGTTTGATCGCCAACTGGATGTCTGGCTATATTAGATGAAGCATTCGCTCCTCCATATTTTGTACCTTCCCCACTCTGGGTGACATAAAGTCCTAAACGATGTTCATTTGTAAAATCAGCTAAATAATAAGAAGCGTCAAGAGAAACTGTGGGAGCCTCTACAATACACTGATCAATAGCCGCAAGCTCTCCAAATTGGTTAACGTCCTGACGAGCTACGTTAAAAGAATAATTTACACTTTGAACGCGATTTAGATCTTTAATATTAAAATTATCAGGAGTGGAAGTGACTCCAGCCCCTTCTTGGGTGCCAGTTTGAGCAACGTTATATGCAACGTCTTGACTACAGTACAACGCTTCTCCTTGATAAATTACTCTTGTTCTTGCCATTTTAGTTTAGTGGTTGTTTAAGTTTTCTTATCTTAAATTACATTTACTAAACCTAAAAGAGAAATAAAATCCTTAACATCCGGGGTTTCTAACCTTACTAATTTCAAAATCAATTAATGTAGAGTAAACGTTTGGGTTAAATTTTCTAACTTCATTTTCCAGAGCGCGATCAAATCTAGAAATATTGACTTCTTCCAAGAAACATTTTTGACTTTCGTTTTTTCCAGCGACCACAGTATTGTAATTGTATTGGACATCATTTCTATAATACCCAAACTGGTTAAAAGGCATCTCCGAAGCTTCGAATAAAGAAAAATACTGTCTAGTTTTATCCCGAAATAAAGATCCAATCGCATCAATTTCAAATTGGCTATCGGCGATTACTACAGCCCTGACATTTATTCTTGTATTATCTTGACCTCCAAAAGCAAAAGGGTCATTAGAACTACCATCGTTTTTAATGTAAACTACTGGATAAGTCCTTGTATTTGCTTCCAAACCCGTAGGGACTACATTTGATATCTTATTTCTATTGGTATACTGAGATTGAAATAGAATTTCATCTTCGGTTCTATTTGTAAGAAATGTATTAAAATCTTTTATAGCAAAACTACCGGTTATATCACTTCCTTGATCTCCAGACCAATAAGAGCGGCCGTTATTATAATCAATAGCATATAAACCAGTTGAACCACCTTCACCTACATCTACTAAATTACTACCAACATAAAGACCTGTGGGAATTGTAGCTCCAGTAATTGAAGCGTCAGATACTATTTGTGAATATGAGCTCGCAAAAGTCTGATAGCCTGCAAATTCTTGCAGAACATTATAAAATTGACCCGTAGTATTCTGGTATGCTTCACCATCTTTTAATAAAGTGTGGTCAAACCATAGCAAAAAACTAGAAAGTACTTGATTGTCAAATTGTGGCTTCATTTCAGTTGTGCTTTTAATCTATCTAACATTTGAGTGACATAAGGAGTAGCGTTAAATTTAATAAAACCGACTTTACTCTCTACCTGTATAGCTACTCCAGACCTACTGTTTTTAGATTCTTTAAAAATTGTATTGCTATAATTAGTTATACCTCTTTCGACACCTTTTACCCAGCTTTTGGTGCTCCATGTCATTGGTGTTACGTTATATATATCAGCTTTAGACGGAACAGAAATATCAAATTGCCAAACAAATGAGGTGCTAGAAATCTTCTTTATCTTACCTTTTTTATTTAAAATCGTAATATTATTTTCTATCTGATCTCTCAATATTTCTATTGGTTGCTGGCCCGAATTAAACCCCAAAAAACCAAAAAAGTTTCCTCTTCCTCCTAACAGAGAGCTTGCCATTCCGCTTGGCCCCTGTTTTATCTCTCTAGTAACTGGATGAGCGTCGAAATCTTTTAAAAAATCTTTTTTAAGCTTATCAGATTTTTGTTTTGCTGCTCCGTAAGCTAAATTTTGTAATACTTTTGAATTAGTATAGTTTTTCTTCAAAAGTTGCTTAATATCTAATTTCTTTCTAAGAGCCATTAAGTGGTTGCCTCCAGATAGAAAACGTAATAAGTCTGACCAACAAAAAATCTTGTTCCCTCAGAACTTATAACATTAAACATTTTGCCATTTATTTCTACAGTTTCAGTTTTGCCCTTCTCTATATAGTTTTTACAGTCAAGTTCGACTTTTATCCTCACTTCACCTTTTTCTATATCAACTTTTAATTCTTCTTGGTAGTTTAAGGGTTGATCTTCTTTATAATTAATTATAGCACTAAAACTTTGACTAACAGGTGCGTAAGTAACCTGTTCTTTGGGCGCTCCATAACCAGCATAAATATTTTGATCAGCGGTTAAGGTTACTGTTCTTTTAGGTTCTTTATGAACCGTTATAGTTCCCTTAAACGTGTCAAAATGATCGGCGAGGGCTTGTTTTAAACCCGGCAATGCAGAATCTGGAATTAAAGATGCCATTATCCTATATAGTTTGGAACCCGATTATATGGGTAACCTTCATTATTACTTGGAAACTCTGCCCTTACAGTATCATCTCCAGCCACCTGAAGAGGTGAAGTTTTTCTTAATTTATAAGCGTTTATTAAATCAGTAAGCTCCGAATACTCTTCTTTTTTTAGCGCCAAATAAGTTTTACTTAATTCATTTTTATTTATTTTTCGAACTCTTGATCCATCAGATGCTACTTCTACAACAGGATCGGATGAAGCCGCTCCAATTGTACTTCGTATTTGTTTGTCGTAATAATGCACGAAATACATTTTTTTCAAGATAGCTGCTTCTTCGGGTTCTATAGTTACAGAAGCTGGATCACCTAAACCAACAGCGCCGGTTGCTTCATTAAAAGCTTGAGGAACATATTGTGATTCTTTAAAACTGCCTGAAAATTCGTAAGCTTCAGTTCCGTGATCGTAAATCTTAAAAGCTGTATTGAGTCTGTTATTTAGCTCTCCAACATTACTACGAATCCAAAAGGATATGGCTGGGATAGAGAGCGATGATGGCTCTCCCAGTTCTCTATAAATTTCATCAGCTATGTCTACAATTTTCATCGTTTCCTAAAATTACACATTTTTTGCCTATAAAGAGCTATCTATATCTATTATAATCCGAATCTAGATTTTAAAGCATTGTAGTTTTGAAGAACTTCAGTATTAGATAATTTTCTATTGTATAAGTTTACGCAGCCCATTTGGCCATTTAAATAAAAATCACCATTTCTCCATCTCCCTATTGTATACTGACTAGTGGA